ATGAGAAGTAAGAACCTGCACGTTCAGAGAAGCGATCTTGGCCGTTAAGTTGTAATTTGGCAACAACAACTGGGTTTTGGCCCCAACAATGCATATCAAGGGAGGTTTCGGATAAAACGAAGGTACCGGCATCAGAGACAGATGAACCTTCGTTGTGACCACGACCACCAAAGTCAGCAGTGGTTAAACCAAGAGATGCAAGAGCAGCAGTGTTGTCAAGATTTGGGTTCAAAGGAACAGCTGCACCACCGAAGTTGGTTTCGTTGTAAGCGTTGTTGTAAACGCCACCGTGCCAGTATCCAGTGAATCCAGCTGGGATGGCAGCATCAAGAGCACCAGCATCTTGGAATAAACCACGAGCATCAATGAATGCACCAGCGCCAGCAGTGGCATCTGGACCACCGAATGCATGGATAGCATTTGGTAAAGCATCAATAGCATCAGTGTAGTTGAATGGTTGGGCACCTAATACCTTGAATAAAGTTGCATCACATAATAAAGATGAACAGTAATCAACGTTTTGATCTGGTTGGACAACCCAGATTAATTCCTTAACTGGGTGGTTGAAGTTCAACTTAATCTTGTTGGATGATGAACCAACAGATTCATCACCAGTGAATTGAAGTTGAGTGATCAAGTATTCGTGAGGGTTTTGTGCGAATCTACGACGTTCATCAGTATCTAAGAAGACATAATCAACGTATAAGGAAGCAGCAACTAAAGATTGGTTGTATGCAATAGTGGCAGTGACTGGAGCACCAACTGCGTATTGGTTAGCAGCTGGGTTAGTGTATGGACCACCCTTGAGATTGTCTTTAGTGTTGCAACTTAATGAGGTTACAGCCCATAAGCACTCATCAATTGGACGTAAATCAAGGTTAATCTTGACTTCGTGGTATTGAAGAGCAATTAATGGTAATGCAAGACCAGGGTTGGTACAGAACCAGAATTGAAGAGGAACATAAAGAGTGGTTTCTGGAAGAGCATTACGAGGAGCACAAACTTGACGTGGTGCAGTAGAGTCACAAGGACCATCAACATCAGCGAAGGAAGGATCAGTGATGAAGGTTAATTGAGTGGTGTTACCAATCATCTTGAAGTAACCACGTTGTTGTTCAGCAGTCATGGTAAGTTGGTTCCAGATGTGCATCCAGTCACCATATTGACGATCAATGCGTTGACCACCAATTTCAACTTCAACTTGTGCGATAAGTTGTTCACCAGGGTAATCCAACCAACGAGCATAGACAGAGTAGTCGCCAGAGGATAAAGAAGCAGAGTTACCCATAAGTTGGTTGATTTCAGGAAGGGTAACTTGTAAGTAGGTGCGGTAAGCAAGATCACCGTTTCTACTGATGATGCAAGTTACACGACGACCGAAATCGGCTTGGCCGTTGAAAGTTTGCTCAATTGATTCAATTGAGAAGTTGGTGTATCTTCGGTATGTGACTTTCCAGAAAGTAATTTGAGGGTTACCAGTAAGGTAGACATCTTGCGATGCTCCCTAATATTTCTATTAGGGGCAGAGTACACCTTAAGAAATTTCGGGTTTTGCTAAAACCGTCATAAATTCCCGATTGCCGTCTACTCGTTGAACCTTAATCTTATATCTGCAGTATTTAAATAATTTAATGCGGAGTTTAATTTTTCTTCTAAGGAAATTGTTCTACCAAAAAAACTTTTATCTTTTAATAAAGGATGATGAGATATTCTATAACCTTCTTTACAAGTTTTATCTTTATAGTATCTTAAATATTTTGGTAAGGATTCGTCTTCTTCTCTTTTCCTTGTTCTTTTTGGGTATACTTTTCCAACATTTTTTCCAATCATACTTATTCTTTTTAAATTTTTTGTTTCTTGAGAATTTCTTCCAGATGAACCACCTAAAGTTAGGTTGTATCCATTGGGAGTCATTGTGTTAAATAATTCAATATAGTAAGTTTCATAGTGGTTTAATTCATTAGTAGAACATTCTTTCAGTATTTCTACTGAAAAATTATCAGAACCATACTTTCTGATTGCTGCGTTTAATAATCTACAAAAATTATTTCCACGAGAATCTCTAATATGTTCTTTCCATCTATTTATATAACCCCATTTTTTACCACTTGATAATAATTTAACACATTGTCCAATATACATTTTTCCAGATGGACTTTTTATACAATAAATTTCTCCTTGGTTTTCCATTAACTCTATTAATTTAATTAGATAAATATTTTTAAATTATTTGAATTCAATATAAGATTCTTGGCTGCGGATTATCCAATCTTTAACGTTTTTACTATGCCATCGGTCATTACCCTATGGTATTATTTATGTCACCACAAATAAGTAGTAGTTAAAGCTCTAAGGAAGTTCCCGCAATTTGACAATCTTGCAATTTAAATATTTCTATGTATTACATAAATTTGTTCAATACTTAATTCACTAGCGAGTTATATAAATTGAAAATTAATTCAATTTCACATATTTACACTGTTTTTCTATTATGGAGATATGTGACCCATAATAGCAGCTCACTGTTGGCGCCCAAGAGTTAAGCGCCGTAAGCTACGAGTTGCATTAAACCGCCTCCCATCTTTATAATATTGCTAAAGAAAAAAAATATTTGAAAAATAATTTAATTCATTTAATTAATTCATATTTACTAATGTTCAACGCAATCTTGAAAAGTTATGAAACAACTTTATTCAAGTCCGAGTTTGACTTCATAAACGTAAGTAAATATGAATCGTGTAAGATTTCTTTCTTGCCTTCGTGATTTTTCGTAAAAATGTAAAGATCGTTTTTTTTCTTTATTTTCCAACCATCGTTCAATGCATTGTATAAAAAGACCATTTTATGAAATTTTTCATTTTCTAAAGTAATATCTTTTTTATTTTCAATGTTTATTTTGATTTGAATTGGTTCATCCATTTATCCTTAATATTTTCAAGAAAACTAAAAATAATTTTAAACCAATGAAAATTATAATATTTTCATCAATAAGTAATTAAAAAATTCAGTTTATTTTTATAAAGTACAACAATATATGCCAAGTTTCAAACCGAAAACTACCAAAAAAATTAAGGTAAATAAAAAAAGTATAGTTACCTTAGATGGAAAACATAATGAATTTATCAATGAGTTTAACAAAGATGAACAAGATAAAATACCTAAACTAAAAAGTGAAAAGGGAGAAATATTGATTCAGTTAAAAGAAAATGAAGAAACCCAAAGTTTATCAATAGAACAAGTACTAGATTTAAAGGATCGTATTGAGGAAATAAATGAAGAAATTAAAAATATTAAAATGAAAAAAAAAGAATATTTTTTGGATAATTCTAAATATATTTTTGATTATTTTGAAAATAAGAAAAATATTTCCAATGGTGTTGAAAATACAAACAAATCAAAGAGTAAAATTTTGAATTCTTTTTTCAAAATCAATCAAGATGACACGAGTCAAGATGCGAACAATATTAATAATAAAAATAATAACATTTTTAAAAAATATTTATCTAACATAGATGATTCTTTTTTGGACATAAATGCATTTATAAGACCATCCGATATATGTCAATATTGTTTTAAAGGTGAATTAATACCCTTAGACGATGAAGGTGTGTTAATATGCAACTCTTGTTCAAAAAATGTTCAGTATTTAATAGAAAACGAAAAACCATCCTATAAAGAACCACCTAAAGAAGTTTGTTTTTATGCTTATAAAAAAATCAATCATTTTAAAGAAATTCTGGCACAATTTCAAGGAAAAGAAACAACACAAATACCAGAAGAAGTTATTGAAAATTTAAAACAACAGATTAAAAAAGAGAGAATTGATATGAATAAAATGACTTATTATAAAACCAAAGAAGTATTGAAAAAATTAGGATACAACAAGTATTATGAACACATTAATTTTATTAAAGACAAGTTGGGACTGAAACCACCGATTATTTCACAAGAATTGGAAGAAATATTGTGTAATTTTTTTATGGAAATCCAATACCCATATGCGAAACATTGTCCAGACTATCGTGTTAATTTTTTACATTATTATTATGTTTTATACAAGTTGTTTGAATTATTGGGAGAGAAACATTACTTATCAGAGATTCCAATGTTGAAAGATAGAGAGAAACTAATAGAACAAGATACAATTTGGAAAAAAATTTGTGAAGAGTTAGATTGGGAATTTATCGCCACTATTTGATTTTTATTTTTTATAAATGTATAGTTTTTATCATAAACTATATATTTATATATTATACTTTATAAGTTATAAGCTTATAGACCCCCCGGGAATCCGACCAGATTTGCACCGATACCAAAACCAGCACCAGAACGGGCAGTTACACCGATGCTTGGAATATAAGTATCCAAGATACTAAAGGTGGCGGCGGCAGTTAATGCAAGTAAAACAATTTCATCAATCTTTAAAGATTGTTTTGGAATAGCATAGGCGGCAATAGCAACCATTAAACCTTCAACAAGGTACTTGATAACTCTTTTGACAAGTTCAGCAATATCAAACATTTATATTAAATAATAAGAAAAAAAAATGGAAATTAAAAATAATTAATTTGCAAAATAAAAACTTAAATGAATTTATACAAAATAAATTATAATGAGTACCCCCAATAGTAGTTTTGAACGAAAAACAGATTCATCTGGAAAACCAAATCCTAAATATGTTGATTTACTAGAAGAAGACAAACCAATCGCCGGACAAAAATTTGTTTGTGTATCTTTTGTTTCTCCGGACAAAATTCTAAAGCAAAAAGAAATATTTTTGTTTGAACAGTTCCTAAAGAAGTGGGATTTTTCTAAATCTATGGAAAAGTTTCATCAATTTTTGAATTTCGTATCTTATAAATATAAATTGGTTTTTGATGATGTTACTAAAGATTTTCAAGAATTTATTAAAGAGGAATATGACAATTTACTACAAAGCAGTATGGAAGATGACTTCAAAACATTTTTAGACCAAAATGAAGAAGAACTTGAAAATGCTTTTAATGTAAAACATAATTTCCAAACTTGCACACGTGGGTTAAAAATTAGAGGTGTATATCCAACCATGGAAGAGGCAGAGTTACGTTGTAAGATGTTGCGTGAGTTAGATCCAAACCACGATGTCTTTGTTGGACCAGTTGGTTTATGGATGCCTTGGGATCCAGAGGCATACAAAACTGGACGTGTTGAATATATGGAAGAGGAATTGAATCAGTTGATGCACGAGAAGACCAAGAATGAGGACTTTGCAAAAACCGCATTTGAACAACGTGTGAAAGAGACAAAGAAAAAAGCAATTGAAGAAAATATTCGTAAAGCAGAAACGACTGGCGCATCTCTAACACAAACCATAGATGAAGAAGGTAATTTGATTGGTGTAAGTAATATGAATACCCAAGAAACATTTTTGAAAGAACAAGATGTTATTTCGTCTGCAGATATTCGTAAAGAATTATTTGAAGGTGAAAATATTATTACTGGAAAAACCGACAATGGACAAAGTGAGTTAGTGAGTGGTCCGTTTGCTAAAAAAAAGAGTGAATAATAGAAATTCTTTCATTGTAGAAAAATAAAGTATTATAAAAAATGTAAAAAAATAATTTTTTTCATAACTTATATAAATTATGAAAAATACTAAATTTGTATTATTGTTTTCAATTGTAATATTTGCAGTTTTTAGTTTTTTTGTCTTTAGAGGTGTAGAAGGTTATCGTGGCGGTGGAGGAGGCGGTGGCGGTCGTGGTGGTGGAGGAGGTCGCGGTGGTGGTGGTCACGGACACGGAGGTTACGGAGGATATGGAGGACATGGAGGTTACGGAGGATATGGAGGACACGGACGAGGATATGGTTACTACGGAGGTTACGTTGGTGGATCTACAAGTTATGGTGTGAGTCCATTGTATTTAGACTACTATGGAGGTTACAACCCAAACTATTATTTATATGATGATACTGAATACTATATAGTAAAAAGACCTCGCGGTCAATATATTCTTGATATATAAATAAAATCACTTAAAAATGTGTTGTTAAATAAATTTAAGTGTATAAAATATGACTTACACAAAAGTAAGCGACAAAGAACCTAAACAAGTTATGTTAGATGAAAAGAAAACCAGTATAAATTTGATTGTTCACGGCCAAGGGGTGTTTATTTTTCAAAACCAAGATAATACCAAAAGCGTTTGCTTTCAGTTATACAACAAAGACAGTAAAAATGGGTTGAAAGTAGAATTTAATCCACATTCTGTAAAAGTAAATAAAATACCAAGTAGCGAATCATTCGTAGATGATGCAAATAATAAAGGTTTAATAAATAAAAAGGGTTCATATTATTGGTTTAGTCTTGACTCTCAAAATCAAAAACTACAATCGGGTGTGGGGGAACCTCGTATAGAAAACGTGATATATACTTATCAATTTTCAAATGCTGATAAAACACTGTGGGAAACAAATAAGACTTTTTTAGAGAGTTTGATTTCTGTAAATGCAAGTGATAAAAATATAAAACCAATGAAACTTTTAAAAGACCCAATTACAAGAACTGTTCCTTTACTTGTTAAAAGTACAGATGAATTAACAATGAATGATATTGCAAATAATGCATATTTACCAAAATCGCACCTATCCCCAGTTGCCCAACAACTATTTGATTGTATTTCTGGTAAAAGTTTTGTATTAAATGATAGTGACTTTCCAGATTTTTCAAAAGCAATTGAGTATAGTATTGCAACTCCCGGATTATGGTGTTATGAGAAACTAAAAGAAAAAAGCACAGAATTTAATAAGGATGACCCAAATATTTTGGAGACTTATTTGCGAATCACATTGAATGAAAACAATGGCGAGTCTCCCGGAATACCTTATGTAATGGAAATATGGCCAGTTGGTCATTATTCGCCAATACATAATCACGGAGGTTCAAGTGCGGTAGTTCGCGTATTGAATGGAAAAATTAATGTAAAGTTATATCCTTTTTTGTGTTATGATGATAAAGATGGTGTGGAACCTTTCAAAGAAGTTCAAGTAATAAAAGACGAAGTTACGTGGATTAGTCCAACATTAAATCAAATTCATCAATTACATAACTTAGACTCTAACAAAGATACGTGTATTACCATACAATGTTATATGTATGAAAATGACGATTCAATACATTATGATTATTTTGACTATCTTGATAACAAAGGTAAAAAACAAAACTACGAACCAGATTCAGATATGGATTTCATTTTATTCAAGGAAACAATGAAACAAGAGTGGGAGAGTCGTAATAGTGTAGTTAAAACTACAACAACAGTCAAAAAATGGACCAGTATATTTTCGTCTTGTGGAAAAGAATAAAATAAGTTATATTAGTTATAAATATAAAAATAAATTATAATATAAAATTAATGGATTATATTACAATTTTTGGAAGTTGTATACAACAATCTATAGAAGAATATTTTAGTGTATCAAGTATTCAAGATAATTTGAATTACCCGCATTATACAAAAGAAATTTTACAAGAAATTCGTTATCTAAAATA